CCTATTCCAAAGTGGCAGATGCCAATCGTTCACACCTACGAAGAGGAGGAAGAAGATGAGTGATGACAGGGTCATGTCTGACAACAAGTTACAGATAGACGGTAACGAGTATCTATTCGAGGAGTTGAAAGACGACCAGAAGTATGCCGTCAATCAGATCAGGAACTTGAACAGTAAGATTGCACAGGCAGAGTTCGACACGAACCAGTTGAAGGCCGCAGTGCAACACTTTCATCTGGCGCTGTCGGTATCGTTGAAACAGGAGCGGGAGACAAAAGATGATTGATGCGGGGGATGGCATCTTTCAAGCACGTATTGATTTGGGTCAATGCCCCCGATGTGAGACTAGCATAGACTACAGCACTGAGCCTGTCGTGTGCAGGGCGTGCAACCTAACAATGTCTGGTGCGGGTATACAAAAATACAAAGACCCGAACCAGTTGGAATTACCACTATGGCCGATGGGAGAACATCATGGCACGAAAGAAAAAGACAAAGTATGAAAAGGTAGCGAAGTATCTCGCAGACCACCCGCTTTCAGCACCGAAGAACGTGGCGAAAGCCTGTGGGTGTAGCGTCAAATACGTCTACAACATTCGCTCACAAAGTGGCACACCAAGAGAGGTTTTTGAGCAGGAAGCACAGAGCCTTAACGTGCAACCTGTTATCACAGAGACCTTCAAGGATAACTCCGGTAACACCTACAACACCTACGCGCTGGAGAACAAACCAGTCGAGGAAAGGGTACGCACGAAGGTGTTGCGGGAAGCCGAAGACTTGGTGACTGGCGACAGAGAAAAGGAGCATGGAGAGTTTTGGTCTAACGCTTATCTGACTGCTCAACTCTGGTACGGCTATACAGGTTATGACATACAGCCCGAACAAGTGCCCGTCATGCTGGCACTCTTGAAGGTTGCTAGGTCGCACCAGAACCCAAGCATAGAGAACTTCCGTGATGCGTCTGGTTACATGGCGTTGGCGGCAGAACTTGTGCATGGGGAGTCGGGTGACTAATGCACCTAGTCACTCTAGACTTTGAAACCTACTACGACAGGGAGTTTTCTCTGTCGAAGTTGACTACAGAAGCCTACGTCCGTGACCCTCGCTTTGAGGTGATCGGCGTAGGCTTGAAGGTCAACGGCACAGCCACCGAATGGGCTAGTGGTACGCATGAGCAGATACAGGATTATCTGAACTCATTCGACTGGTCTGATGCGATGTTACTGTGTCACAACACAATGTTTGATGGCGCGATATTAGATTGGAAGTTTGGCATACGCCCCAAAGTGTATGCAGACACCATGTGTATCGCTCGCGCCATCCACGGCGTAGAAACAAGCGCAAGCCTGAGAGCCGTGAGCGAGAAGTATGGTATTGGCGAGAAGGGCACCGAAGTCGTGCAAGCCCTTGGCAAGCGACGTGAGGACTTCACCGATGCAGAACTAGCCCGCTACGGTGACTATTGTGTGAACGATGTAGACCTGACCTACAAGCTGTTCACAATCATGGCAAAGGACTTCCCGCGCAAAGAACTCAAACTCATAGACCTGACATTGCGTATGTTCATACAGCCAATGTTGGAGTTGGATCTGGGCCTTCTGGAACAGCACCTCACAGAAACTCGTGACCACAAGGACGAGTTGTTGGAGAGTGCCGGAGTGGTCAAAGAAGACTTGATGAGCAATCCCAAGTTTGCGGAACTGCTCAAGTCGTTCGGTGTCGAGCCACCCATGAAAGAAAGCCCTGCCACAGGCAAGCAGACCTTTGCTTTTGCCAAGTCTGACGAAGACTTCAAGGCGTTGGCAGATCATGAGAACCCGCAGGTGCAGGCGTTGGTAGCCGCACGGTTAGGTACAAAGTCCACGTTGGAAGAGACGCGGACACAACGCTTCATCGACATAGCCAAGCGAGGCACGCTACCTGTGCCTGTCAGGTATTACGCCGCGCATACTGGCAGGTGGGGCGGTGATGACAAGATCAACCTGCAGAACCTGCCCAGCCGTGGTGTAAATGGTAAGAAGTTAAAGCGTAGTATCATTGCGCCACCGGGTTACACGCTGATAGATGCAGACTCCGCACAGATCGAAGCGCGAGTGCTGGCGTGGCTTGCAGAGCAGGACGATCTTACGCACGCGTTCAGGGCTGGTGAGGACGTGTATGTAAAGATGGCATCACGAATATATGGTGTAGCGGAATCTGATGTGACCAAAGACCAACGGTTCGTCGGCAAGACCACCATCCTCGGTGCTGGCTATGGTATGGGTGCAATCAAGTTCCAAGCGCAACTCAAAAACTTTGGGTTCGACATGGACATCGCCGAAGCACGGCGGGTCATCAGCATCTACCGTGAGGCCAACTGGAAGATAAACAAGTTATGGCGTGACGCACAACAAGCCCTCGTTGAGCTACACTCATCGCGCAAGATATCATTAGGTTACGGTTCGGTTCTGGAGTTGGTGCCAGAGGAGACAGCCATACGCCTGCCGTCTGGACTGCTGTTGCGTTATGACGATCTGAAGTTCGACACCACTGAAAAGGGTGTGGAGTTTCACTACAAGACGCGCAGAGGACGTAATCGTATCTATGGCGGCAAGGTCATAGAGAACGTATGTCAGGCGATAGCGCGTTGCATCATTGGCGAGCAAATGTTAAAAATAGCTAAGAAACATCGCGTAGTGCTAACTGTGCATGACTCCGTTGTAGCCTGTGTTCCTGACGAAGAAGTCGAGGAAGCACAGGCATACGTGGAGGAGTGTATGCGTTGGATACCGGACTGGGCAGAGGGTCTACCTATCAACTGCGAGAGTGGCACTGGCAAGTCGTATGGGGATTGTGAATGAGTATAAAGCCGTGGTCATTCAGTAGGATCAAAGCGTTTGAGCAGTGCCCTAAAAAGTTCTATCACCTCAAGATCGCCAAGGATTATACCGAGCCGCAGACCGAGGCTATGTCCTATGGCACGGCTTTTCATCTTGCCGCAGAAGAATATGTGCGGGACGGCAAGCCCATACCCACACAGTTTGAGTTTGCCAAGGATGCGCTGGACGCTCTTATGGCAAAGCGTGGTGAGAAGTTATGTGAAATAAAGATGGGACTAACGGAGGATCTAGAACCTTGTGACTTTTACGATAAGAAGGTTTGGTGGCGCGGCATAGCCGACTTGATTATTCTGGACGGCGATACCGCTAGAGTTGTGGATTACAAGACAAGCAAGTCAGCCAAGTATGCGGACAAGGGGCAGTTGGAACTGATGGCGTTAGCCACGTTCAAACACTTCCCCGAGGTTACAAAGGTCATGGCAGGGCTGTTGTTTGTTATATCCAGAGACCTTGTTAAGGATACTTACCACCGCGATACGATGCCAGTTCTGTGGGGTAAGTGGTTGGCTAACTACAAGCGGATGGAGACTGCACATGAAAAGGACGTATGGAACGCCCATCCCAGTGGGCTATGCCGCCGACATTGTGTTGTATTGGAATGTATTCACAACGGGAGCAACTAAATGCCGTACACAAAATCACCAAGACCCTACAAAAAAGAATACAAAAAACAGAAGGCGCGAGGGGAACACGCCGACAGGATGGAACGGCAACGCGCCCGACGTGCGTATGATAAGAAGGGCATTAAGCGCAAGGGGAAAGATATAAGCCACAAGAAGGCTTTGAGCAAAGGCGGCAGAAACAAAGACGGCACTAGGCTTGAAAGCCCTAGCAAGAACCGTAGCCGCAACTACAAGAAAAAAAGTTAGTGAACCACTAACAAGGAGAACACGGTGGAGATAATCGAAAACGGACGTGCGCTGTTACTGCGCCTACGCAACCCGCAACAGGTGACGGAAGTCATACCAAAGAGCAAAGCCCTGCCTGACAACAAGGTGGTGGTAAAGTGGGGTGTCGATGAAGCGCAGGTTTTAAAGAACCTCAACATCCAAGCCCCATCCCCCATAGAAAAACAATATTTATGGTCCGGTAGCACTGCGCCTTTTGACCATCAGAAAAAGACAGCGGCATTTCTTACATTGAACAGGAAGGCGTTCTGCTTCAACGAGCAGGGCACAGGCAAGACTGCCAGCGCCATATGGGCTGCGGATTTCTTGCTACAGAAAAAAATCATAAATCGTGTTTTGGTTATATGCCCCCTCTCGATCATGGATAGCGCATGGCGTGGTGACTTGTTTAGATTTGCTCCACATCGGACTGTGGACGTGGCGCACGGTAGCAGTAACAAACGCAAGGACATAATTGGTCAAGGGGCTGAGTTCGTCATAATAAACTACGATGGGGTCAAGATCGTAGCAGACGATATCGCCAACGGTGGGTTTGATCTAATAATTGTCGATGAGGCCACGCACTACAAGAACGCGCAGACAAACAGATGGAAGACACTTAACAAACTGGTAGGCGCGAATACGTGGCTATGGATGATGACAGGCACCCCCGCCGCACAAAGCCCCCTCGACGCATACGGCCTAGCAAAATTGGTCAACCCCACTGCCGTACCACGGTTCTTCGGGTCTTTCCGCGATCAGATTATGGTCAAGATTACGAACTTTAAGTGGGTGCCCAAAGAGACTGCCACAGACACGGTCTTCCGCGCACTTCAACCTGCTATACGATTTACCAAAGACGAGTGCCTTGACCTGCCTGATATGGTGTACGTCAAGCGTGAGGTAGAACTAACACGTCAACAGAAAAAGTATTACGAGCAGTTGCGCAAAAAGCTGGTCATGCAGATCACGGGCGAACAGATAACTGCGGTCAACGCTGCCGTCGCCATGAGTAAACTGCTACAGATATCGGCAGGC